CAGCCACCCAGAACATTGCCAAGGCAATCTACTACGAGCGCTTCCCGACCGGCGAGTGGGGTTTCCTGACCCCGGCTGAGAAGTCCGAGTACTACGACCAGGCCCAAGCCGCAGAGCAGGCTTACCACCAGAGCAAGCCGCCCAGCGTCCGCCGTAACGGCGTCCCGATCAACCGGAGCATTGCCAAACAGCGAGTCACAATGCGGCTCCGGTTGGACTGGCTGAGGTCAGCCGCAGAGAACGCCCAGAAGTACTCGTACTCGGACCCCTCGCTGGACGAGGCGACCCGGGTTCTCGGGAAGGCCGGACCCCTGTTGGCTGAACTGCTGGACGGAGACGACGACGTCCACGGCCCGAGCGACTTCGGCAAGGAGTTCGTACGGCGCTACGCGGCCCTCGGTCGCTTGGGTGGCGGGAGGCGGTCACGGTGAGCGCTCCAGGAACCACGGGCAGGCCCGACCCCACCAAGTGCTGGTCAGGCAAACACGACTGGATTCCTGAGAACCTCCGCAAGGGGACAGACGGTCGGGACCGGTGCAAGCCCTGCAACGACGAGCGAAACAAGGCAGTCGCGGAGGGCCTGGAACAGCGTCACCCGAACGGTGCCCAGCACTGCCGCCGGGGTCACGCCTACACCCCGGAGAACACCCGCAAGAAGGTCAGGTTCAGGAACGGCAAGAAGGAAATCGTCAGGCAGTGCATCCAGTGCGAGAAAGACTCCCGCAAGACAACGTACGTAAGGTAGGTGGGTCCAGTGTTCAAGAAAACAACGCCCGAAGCTTGGCATGCCGAGGTCCTCCGGCAGGAGGCCGAAGTTCTGACAGCCGCAGTCCGTGGCCTGGAGTTCGCCCAGGGTTTTTACGAGGGCGAGAAGTCAGGTTTCAACCAGGGGGTGAACGCTCTTGCTCTGGTTGTTCGGTCTACTGAAGCACAACCCGGAGAGGCTTCTTAATCTGCTCCTCCGAGCACACTTCCTCGACGTCGAAGAGGCGTCCGTAAAAGCGGCCTTCAGGGCCGGACTCAAAGTAGGTCGGAAGTACCCGGAGTACGCCGACCAAGTCCTCAACGAAGGAGGCCCCGAGTGGGAGATTTAAGCGAGAAAATTGCCAGCCCGACGACCGCTGGCTCAGGTTGGGCGCAGGCCCTGACCTCGGCAGGTTACGTGGCCCAGGCCTACCACTTCTACCCGAAGGGCGAGACGAGGTCGGTCTGCCAGACCAGGCTCCGCCGCTACCGCCCACCAGGCTACCTGCCAGACGGTGTCAGGAAGTGCCCCGGCTGTCAGGAGTGGATTTCAGGCCACCCGGACGGCGGGACCCGCAACTACAGGACCAGGAGTGGAAAGTGAAGAAGCCAAAGCAGGTACTGCCGCCCTCGGTTCCGGGCGCGAACTTGATCCTCGCAGTCGACCCGGGCGACGTCCACGTTGGGGTGGCGTGGTTCGACGAAGTAGACGGGGCTTGGGGTTGCGTCTACACCGAGGAAATGACCCCGGACGAGTTCAGGAGCTACCTTGGGCCTGCAGTCAACTCGGGGTTCTTCCGGTACGTGGTGCTGGAGTCCTTCGGCCTCTACGGCGACAAGGCCCTTCAGCAGACTGGTTCCCAAATGCTGACTTCCCAAATGATCGGGATGGTCAAGTACGCAGTCTGGCTGGCCCAACAGCGCGGAGTCGTCGTGACCCGGGTGGACCAGCCGCCCTCGGTCAAGAAGGCCGTCTTCGCAATCCTGGAGCACAAGAAGTACGACTTCACAGCCGACCGGCTGAAGGTCCCCGGACAGCACGTGAAGGACGCCGAGGTCCACGGGATCAAGTTCGTCCGGGACTCAATGGGCTGGAAAATGCGCAAGAACGTCGAACTCTGGACCGAACCCCTCTCTTGACAGACTGGCAAACCCAGTGGTTGACTAGTTAGACCCTACCCTAAGGAGCACCAAGTGGCAGTTCGCAAGACCAACCGGACCTCCCCGGCCCAGGTCCCGATTCACAACGTCAACACCTACGTCCGGGTTCCCGGCTACCCGCCCTACCCGCTGGGCCGGGCACTCCAGGAGTGGGACGGAATTACCACCGTCCAGTACACCAAGACCGACCCGGGCGAGAACAACCCTCGGGAGGTCCGGGAAATCCGGTTCGAAACCCCGGAGGGCGAGGTGGCGGTAGTCGTCACCGAGCAGGTCTTCGAAGTGGCGCTCTACACCCGGGCGAGCAAGCGCTTCGCCGACTGGATGCGGGCGAACAAGGAAGCGGTGAAAGCTGGTGCCTAAGGTCCAAATCGTCTCCTACTCGGAGCTTGACACGTTCCGCCAGTGCCCGCTAAAGCACTTCCTCGGGTACAAGCAGAGGTGGACCAAGGAGAAGGGCGAGGACTCCGCGCTCACCAAGGGTACCTACTGGCACAAGGTAATGGAGGTCCACTCGACGGTACTGCAGAAGCACCAGCAGAACCCGACCCAGGCCCGCTCCCCGAGGTACGACCTCGAAATCCTGAAGGAGGCCCGCGAGGCGGTGGCGGAACTGCTCTTCGACGAGAAGGGCAACTACCTCAACTCCAACTCGGAGCTAATCGAGTGGATGTACAAGGGTCACGTCGAGCGCTACGGCACCGACCGGGAGTTCACCACGGTCGGGGTCGAGATTGGGTTCCAGGTTCCTCTGCCCTGGCCTGACGGCAGGCCCAGCCACTACCACCTGAAGGGCAAGATCGACCGTCTGGTCCGGGACGGGTTCGGCAACCTCTGGATTATTGACGAGAAGTCCTGCGGGAACCTGCCCAACGACTTCGAACTGCAGATTGACGACCAGTTCGGCCTCTACTGGTGGGCGGTCCAGAAGCTGGGCTGGAAGGTCGAGGGCGCGATTTTCGCCGCCGCTCGGACCACCCGGAACTTGGCCGACCAGGACGGGTACGAGGGGAAGTCGAAGCCGCAGACCCTGGACCAGCGCTTCCAGCGGTACTACCTGAACCGGACCGACAAGGAGTTGGCCGCGCTCGCCAACGACGCTTTTGCGGCGGCACGTAACGCCTACCCTCCCAAGGGGATGCAGTTGCCGCTGTACTCCGCGCCTGACACCCGGCAGTGTGGGTGGAAGTGCGACTTCAAGGAGGCCCACCTGATGCTGAGGGAAGGCTTCGAAGTTAAGTACGTAATGGAGGCCGAGGGGTTTCACCAGGATTTCACAAGGCACTAACCGTGTGGTTCCGTAGAAAGGACAAGAAAGTGACCGAGCAACCAGCCGAGCCGGAGGACAAGGGCCAGAACGACCAGCCCAAGCCGAAGCCCAAGCCGAACCCGTTCATTCCCAAGGACCCGTTTGGGATCGACTTCACGAGGGCGCGTCGGGCACCGGACAACTTCCAGTTCTACCCGCCGGAGCACCAGCCCCGGACCAACAACGACCTGAACGGCCTGACGGACGCGATGCTCGCCGCCCTGGGTGTGCCGCCGAAGCCCACGGAGGCGGTACCCGTCGAACTCTCGCAGGAGCGGCGGGCGCACATCCTCCAGCGGTCGGCGGAGTTCGCGGAGTGGCAGAAGAACGGCTTCACGCGGCAGGAAGCCCTGGCCATTGTCTCAATGGAGATCCAGCTTGAACACCGCTTCAAAAAGGGCGGCGGGCAGTAGTTGACAGCCAGCCAAACCTACTGGTTGACTGGTCTAGCAACACCCCGACTGGGCGGGCACTCCCAGCAGGAAACGACTTAGAGAGCAGGACGGAATGCCCAGAGCTAACCCCACCGCCGCGAAAAACGCGGCCCTCACCAAGGCCTTGCAGGACACCCTCACCGCCGACTTCACCCCGGTAGCCACAGACGACGAAGGCCTCGACGACCTCTTCGCTCCGGTCGAGGACACCTCCGACACCTACAATATGTGCTTTTGGGGGAAGGAAGGCTCGGGCAAGACCACCGGCCTTGCGACAGCCGCAAACGTGGCCCCTGAAGGCTCGAAAATCCTGGTCGTCAACGCCGAAGGCGGTCTGAAGCTCGCGGCAATGAAGCGCCGGGGAATCGACACCTCCAAGGTCGTCGTCTACCCGAACCCGGCCAAGAACGAGCGGCTGACCCGGGCAGGACTCGACCGAGTCTACCGCCGGGTGAACGCCGACCTCAGCCGCGACCCGAACTCCTGGTACTTGGTGGCGTGGGACTCAGCCACCGAAATTCACGAGGCGATTGTGGGGCAGGTCAGCGAGGCCCGCCTCCGCAGGTCGGCCAAGCGGATCGAGGACGCAGGCGGAGTCGCCAAGTTCGACGAGTCCGACGAGTTCTTCACGGACCGTGACGACTACGGCGTAATGTCCAAGATGGTCAAAGACCTCTTGCGCAAGTTCAGGGACCTCCCCTGCCACTTCGTGGTCACTGCGCTGGAACGCCGCGACGTGGACGAGAAGACCAGCAAAGTGACTTACGGACCGGCGGTAACGCCCGGCCTGCAGTCGGCAATCCTGGGGTACACCGACCTCAACCTCTACTTCAAGCAAGAGGACGAAGACGGACCCTTCCGGGCACTGGTGCGAGGGGTTTCGACCTACCGCACCAAGGACCGGATGGGCGGACTCCCCAAGGTCCTTGCCGAGCCTACGTTGGCCCGCATCCTGGGTTACACTGACGGCACCCTCACGGAAGCCGAGGACCCGCTACAGCGGACTCTCCCGGCAGTCCGCGCACCCAAGGTGGCAGTCTCCGGCAAGCTCCCGCGTGGAGCCGCCAAGAAAGCCGCTGAAGTCAAGGACGACACCAAGGAAGACGAGGCAGGCGACCGTGAGTAGCGTAATCGGAGAACTCCCCAGCAACCCCAGCAGTGCACCGAAGCCCGCCCGACCGGCTACGGTCGAGGAAGCGGCGCAGAAGGTGCGCCAAGCCGCCGCGTTCGTGGCGGACGCCGAGGAACGACAGGCCGTAATGGTCAAGTCCCTCGCCTCCATTTTCGACGAGTTGAAGGTAGCTCGTCGGACCCTAGGGCAGGCAGAAGCCAATCTTCTGCAGGTCAGCAAGAACACCGGGGCCTTCCCCGTCTCCGGTGCAAAAACCCTCTCAGTGAAAGCGAACTAAAAATGCCCAAGCTCTCAAAGGTAATGGCCAAAGCAGTCTCCAACGCCGAAATCACCACGGGCGACTTCCCGCTCTTGGACCCCGGCTACTACTACGTCCAGTTGGAAGGCGTCGAGGTCTTCGACGGCAACTTCGCCCCGCGCTGGAACGCCACCCTCACGAACCTCCACAAGAAGGACAGCCTCGAGAAGGCCTCCGGCAAGCAGTGGTTCTCGATGAACGTCCCGCCGGAAGGCCCGGCACCGGCCAACTACGTGAACGGCGACAAGAAGTGGGCCTCGT